CAGCGTCTGGGAACTCGGCCATCCCATCGGCAAGGTGCCACGTCGTGAGCGGCTGCCTGAACCGATAGACCATGAGTACAGGATGCGGGGCCTGGGCCCCTCGGCCTACTGGAAGGCGGTGTGGGAGTACAAGGCGGATCGCCGGCTGAACGGCAGCAGGAGTCAGATCATCAGCTCAATGGTGACCTACACAAAACTCTGCGACGCAGACAATCTGCACTTCGTCTGGCGCATGGATCACCGTGGGCGCCTGTACTCGCGCGGGGCTCAGCTCAACCCGCAGTCTGCAGATCATTTCAGGGCCCAGCTGCAGTTCGCAGAGACCAGCCCCATGAAGGGCAACGAGGCCGCGTTTGCATGGTCCCTGGGGGAAGCCTATGGCGAGGCCAAGGATGAAAAGGTCCGCATCGATTTCTTGCACGACGAACGGGACGTGATCGCTGCAGCCGGTCGCAGTCCGGTTGATTACCTCGAGTTCTTTGACCGAGCTAAGGAGCCCTTCCGCTTCGCCCAGCTCTGCATGGACTGGGCCTGCTATCAGGACAACCCAGCATTCAGAACCGGGACAATTCACTGGCTCGACCAGACCTGCTCTGGCTGGGGCCACCTGGCCTGCCTGATCGGAGACCATGATCTTGCTCAATTCACCAACGTGGTGGGGAGCCGGCCGGCCGATCTGTATCAAGGCATTGGCTTGGCTGTAGAGCAACGCATCAAATGGCTCTTGGATCACGAAGAGCTGACCGATCGGCAGCGAGTTTGCCTGATCTGGTGGCAGGAACACGACATTCCACGGAGCCTATGGAAAGGAATGCTGATGCCTGTCATTTATGGCAGGACTTACCTGAGCCTGACTCAAACGGTGCGTCATTATCTACGCGATGAGGTCAAGGATTTCCTAACAGACGAGGGCCTGAGAGTCGTTGATGTTGCCAACGTCATGGCCAAGGCCGTCAACGACGTAGTCGCTGACACCTTCCCACACGTCAGAGATCTTTCCCGATGGCTCGGGCGACTCGCTGACATACAGATGGATAAAGGGATTAGGCCTTATTGGTACACACCGAACATGATGGCTGTCGAGTCCTACAGCAACGTCACCTATGCCGACAAACTTGAACTAGCAGTGGCAGGCAGGAGTGTCAGGGTCCGGCAACGCAATCAGGACAAGACCAAGTTCAACAGACAAAACACGAAGAGGAAGCTAGTGCCTGACTTCGTCCACAGCATGGATGCAGCTTTCTTGCAGCGCTTCGTGTGCCACTGGCAGACCTATGAGCATCCCTTGAGCGTTGTCCATGACTGCTTTGGAACAACGATTGGATCTGTCAGCACGTTGCGGTCTGAGTTGAACGACCAGTGGGCACGCTTCTACTCGGTGGACTACCTGACGCGTCACCAGGGGATGGTCGAATGCGTTGTTGGCGAGGAGGTGCCTGCTCCTCCGATCATCGGGACCTTGGACCGCTCGAAGGCTGGGGAGAACCCATATTTGTTTTGCTAAACACTTGCCACAGTGCAACAGTTTTAGCTATGCTCACATTGCTGGTTCAACCAGCGCTACGAAACCCAAATCACAATGGCCAAACACGTCACTTCAATCGCTCGCGTCGCCTTCAACAGCATCATCAATCCGCGAACATCAGACTTCGGCAAAACCAGCTGGGATGTCGGTGTAGTTCTCACCGAAAAGGATTCTCAAAGCATCTTTCAAGCAATTGAAGATGAGATCAATCGCTTTCGGGACGCCAACGCCAAGGGCAAGGAGCTACCCAGCAACGACAAGCTCAAAATGCCGTGGCGGCAAAGCGTCCGGCAGAACGAAGACGGTGAAAAGGTGCCCGTCGAGGGCGAGTTCCTCTGGGTGTTCAAGCGTCCGGTTTCATACCCCGATCGACGCAACGGAGGAGAGATGAAAAACACTCCGCCCTTGATTTATGACTCGATGGGAAAAATTGTGGACGGCCTTCAGGAGGTGCCCAATCAAACCACTGGCAAAGTTGTCTATGAAGTTGGCATCTACAACCGCATGGGCAACTCTGGCGTAACCCTGCGCCTTGTCGGGTTTCAGATCGCCGAGATGGGGGCAGGATCCGGCGTTGATCTGACCCCGATCGAAGGTGGGACCTTTGTGGCTGAAGAGGACAGCGCCGACATTGGCGCACTGCTTAGCGCCTGATGCTGGAAAGGTTCAACCGATACAACAAACAACGCAAAGACAAAGAGCACCGCTCGCGTTTGGAAGATCAGGTTGAAGATGCCCTGCGTATGCAGGGCTTCCTGCCTGAATACGAATCCGAAAAGTTCTCTTATGTCTTGCGCCGGAAATACACTCCAGACTTCAGAGTTGGAGATGTACGCATTGAGGTCAAGGGTTGGTGGCCACCAGCAGAAAGAACAAAGTTCCTTGCTGTTGTCATGGCAAATCCCACCTTAAAGATCTTCGTTGCGTTGCAGCGCCCTGGTCTCACTTTGAACAAGAGCAGTAAGACCACATATGCAGAGTGGTGCCAGAAACATGGCATTGCTTGGTGCCCCATCCCTATCCCACCTGACTTCCTTAAACAATGGCTAGCTGGGCAAAGACTCACATTCCATGCCCAGGGCCCGACTGCGACAGCTCAGATGGCGCCAGCCTCTGTGAAGACGGAAGCATCTACTGCTTCGTTTGCGAAGGGCGCTTCGATTCAGAAGGCAACCCATGGAAAAGACCAATGACAAGCATCGCGGCCTTAGCTGGAATCCCCAGGACTGACAGCGTCACCAAGCAAGTGATCTTCCTTAAGGGAGATCCAGCCGACTTGCTGGAAGAACGGTGCATCAGCCCGTCAACCTGTCGTCTATACGACTATCAGCGAGCTGCTTGGCGCGGCCAGCCAGCTCAAGTCGCCAACTATCGAGACGAAAACGGACTGGTCTCAGCTCAACACATCCGCTATGGCGCAAAGCAGTTTGCATGGAATGGCCGGGAGAAAGGAGCAAAGCTCCAGCTGTTCGGCCAGCATCTTGGCAGCGAAGGCACGCTCATCCTCTGCGAGGGAGAGATCGATGCCATGTCCGTGTATGAAGTGCTGCAGACACATAGCCATAGGCACAGGTTTGTTGCTGCCTCCATCCCTGACGGGGCGCAGTCGGCTAAGCGTTCATGCAAAGACCAGTTGCAGTGGATCCTTGGCTTCAAGCGTGTTGTCATCTTCATGGACAACGATGATCCCGGCAGGAAGGCTGCTGCCGAGTTGGCGGAACTGATTGGGCCATCAGCCGCTATTGCCAGTGCCTTTTCATACAAGGACGCCAACGAAGCCCTGCAAAACAACGATGACTTGGCTGTCCTTACGGCCATCAACAACGCCAGGCGTCATAGACCAGAGGCAATCGTCCATGCTCCTGAGCTCCTCAGCAAGGTGCTCAATCCAGAGCATCGTTTTGGCCTGCCCTACCCCTGGCATGGTTGGAACAAGTACACCGAGGGCATGAAGCCAGGCCAGCTGGTCATGGTTTCTGGTGGCACCGGCATCGGCAAGAGCCTGTTCACCCGCAGCATTGCGCTGAACCTGGCCAAGACCGGAACACGGGTGGCCTATATCGGGCTCGAGGAAAGCTGTGAAACCAGCCTCGAGCGGATGCTGAGCGAGGAGCTTGGGGTGAGCCCCGCGTTCCACCTCGACACACCAGACCAGCGACAACGCCGCGATCAAGAGGAGATCAAAGCAGCGCTGGCCAAGTTTGCTGACAACCTATTCCTTCTCGACAAGTTTGGAAGTGATGACTTTGATTCTTTTGTTGCATCGGTTAAGCACTACGTCCTTGGAGAGGAATGTCAGGTTGTCATCCTTGATCACTTCTCACTATTGGCTGATGGCATTGCCCTTTCTACTGACCAGCGCCGCGCTATTGATCGGTGCATTAAGGATCTCAAGACGCTTTGCGTTGAACTCAGCTTCACGATGGTCGTTGTCTGCCACCTATCGAGGCCCGGTGGATTCGGTCCATCGCACGAAGAGGGTGGTGAGCCCACGCTGTCCGAGCTACGAGGATCTCATTCCCTAGCTCAGATCCCTGACTTCGTTGTGATGCTGCAACGCAACCCCCGAGCTGAAGACAAGGTGGAGGCCAACACCACCAACTGCTGGCTGAAAAAGAATCGGGTCAAGGGAGAGCTTGGCCTGATGTCACGACTGCACTATCTCGACAGCTGCCGATTCCATGAACTCTGAAGACCTTGTTCAACGCTTTGAAGAAAGCGGCCCACTCAAAGATGATCTTTATTACAAGATCAGGGGGCATGTATTGAATGAACTGTATGACTTTGCCGTCAAGAACTACAACGAGGAAAAGCCCTATGAAGATCGATTGCCGATGACTGTACGCCAGTCGTACTACATGGGCTATGCCAAGGCGATCGATGGCATCCGAGGCATGGCCCAACTGCCCATGAATGAACAGGAGTTTTTGCTGTGACCAGAATCCTTGTTGACGCTGACATGCTGCTGTTCCGTGCCTGCGCAGCGACGGAGGTGGAGGTGGAGCTGCGCCATGACGTCTGGGTGCGTCATAGCGAGCAGCCCCAGGCCAGACAGATTTACTGGGACCAGATCATGACGTGGTGCGAGCAGTTTGAGACCGCTCCTGAGCATGTCATGCACTGCTTCACGGAACGCAGTGCCTTCAGGCGTGAGTTGGCGCCCAGCTACAAGGCCAACCGGAAGGGGTACAAGCCTGTTGGCTTCAAGGCATTGAAGAATGAACTGCTGATGGATGAAGGCGCCTTCATGTTTCATAAGATTGAAGCTGATGACCTCATTAGCATCTTCGCCACTATGCTGGATGCTTATGATGATGGCGTTGTCATCGCCTCGGGGGACAAAGACCTAAGGCAAGTCCCTGGTGTTCATGTTTGGATTGGCGGTGAGCCGTATGAAGTATCAAAAGAAGAAGCCGAGCGATTCACCTACCAACAGTGCCTTTCAGGAGACTCGACCGATGGCATCCCAGGGTGCAAAGGGATTGGAGCAGTCCAGGCCGAGCGCATCGTCAGCAAGTTCGACCTATCCCGGCCTGTGGATTGTTGGGAAGAAATTGTTCGGACGTATGAACAGAAGGGTCAGGTGGACAACCCACGGGACACAGCGCTCCAGCAGGCGCGATTAGTCCGGCTGCTTCGAGCCGGCCAGTACAACTTCAACAACCACGAGGTCACGCTATGGAATCCCCCGACGTCTACAAGCGAATCATCGGACAGCACCTTAACCCTGAAGTGTTAGATGCACTTGACAAGTTGTTCCCAGAAAGGACACCTGAACTGGCTGACTCAATCGACCAAGTCCGGTACACTTCAGGTCAGAGGTCTGTCATTCGCTTTCTCAAAGGCCTCGTTGAACCACAGCAATGAGGTCAGATGGCAATCGACAACCTGCGTGACTACAAGTTTGGCGGCAAATACATCGTCGGCAACCCGCATGACTACAAGTTTAGCGACCAATACATCGACCGAAACAATAACTTCGAGGACATCTGGAACAACCCAGGCAATTACTCCTATGAGGAGTTCGAGAAGTCTTTTGACTCAACCTATGCTCCTCGCATTTTTATTAACTCGGACGACGGCGACGAGAACGAGTATCGGACCCAGCAGGACCTCCCCAATTTCCAGTCAAGGAAGAATGCGGCTGTCAACGATTGGCTGGGTCGCCGCCAAGGCGCTGCTGCTCAAGCTGCGGCTGCCAACAACAATTCCAACCCCACTCCTTTGGACATCGATCCAAAGCGTGGCACCGGGGAATACGACGACATCATTGACAGCCTGAGGGATGAGCTAGGCACTGCTCAGCAGACCATTGCCGACATCAGAGACAGGCAAGTCAGCACACCCCAGACGCCATCGGTCCAAGACCAACTGGCTGAGGTGCTGGCACAGATGCAGCTGGACTTTCAGCAGCGGTATTCCGGCTTGCAGGACATGATGCTGCAACAGCAGCAGAGCTTTCAAAGCTCGATGAGCATGTTTCAGCAGCAGGCTCAGGCCGCCCAGGCTGCTTACCAGCAGCAGCTGCAGCTGTCGCAAAACATGGCCAAGGCTTACGTGCCTCCGGCAGAGCAAAGTGCAGCGACTGCGGCAATCGGCGACCAGCGGGAAATGGAAACCCGTCGGTCTGAGGACAACGTCCTCAGTGAGCTCTCGATCCTGTCCGGGCTGGGCACCAGCTCGAATCCACTTTCTGGCCTTCAACTTGCATAACCATGGCTTACTCAACTGGGACTGAAGCGTATGCTGCAATGCTGCGGGCTTTTGAGGCTATGAAGCTTCAGTACCCCGGCCAAGTTGGTATTACAGGAAAACAGTATTACAACATCCCATGGTCTGCTCAAAAGGCGTTCAACGACAAGTGGAACCCCATTGTTCAGCAGGCTAGACATATTGAAGGCAAGGCGAACCCAAATCCAGGGTCTCGATACGCAAAGATGTCGGCGGCCGAGCAAAAGGCTATCGATGATCGCAAGGCTGCAGCTGCCGAGAAGGCCTATGCCAACCCCAGTTACCCCGACCCAACACCGCCAGCAACTCAGCCGAGTCCAGTAGAAGCGGTTACTGCAACCTACGAATCGAAAATCAAAGAGCTGCAAGACCTGATCACTCAGCAAACAGCTGACTTCACGTCTCAGCAGCAGCAGATGCAGGAAGGCCTGGCAGCTCAGCAGGAGGCCTACAACAAGCAGGCCCAACAGATGGCCAATTCTCAACGGGCCTACACCCCAGCGCCTGAAGCAACAGCAACTGAAACAACCACGACTGATTCAGGGCTAACCACCCGGAGGACTGCACGAAGCGGCCTTACATCATTAGCGATCATTGAAGGGCTTGGCACCAATGCCAACCCACTGTCCGGCCTGCAACTTGCGTAATGGAACTCACTGCTGAATCACGTTGGCGCGACCTTGAGCTGCACCGGTCGGTGTATCTCCGTCGTGCCATTGACTGTGCATCGCTGACGATCCCCAGCCTGATCCCTGAATCAGATCAAAGCTGGGGCTGGGGCGGTGAGCAGTACAACAGCCTGAAGTCTCTGTATCAAGGCGCCGGGGCCCGTGGCGTCTCGAGCTTAAGCGCCAAGCTCTTGCTTGCTCTCTATCCCCCGAGTCAACCGTTCTTTCGGTTGATGATTGAGAAAGGCAGGATCGAGGAGTATCTGGCCCAGGCTGGTGGTGATCAGCAGAGCCAGCTGAGCGAGCTGGACATCGCGCTTGCATCAATCGAACGACAGATCCTGCAGAAGCTGGACAAGCTGCAGGCCAGGCCAGCGCTGTTCGAGGCAGTCAAGCATTTGGTTGTCGGCGGCAACGCCCTGCTCTACGTCGGCACTGAGACAATCCGCATGTACAGCCTGCGTTCATTCTGTGTTGACCGTGACCCGGAGGGGAACGTCACTGAGATCGTTGTGCGTGAACAGGTGGCTGCTGAGCACCTGCCCGAAGGTGCTGACACAAGCGATGACGAAGAGGGAAGCCGCGAGCCGCATGACGTTTACACGCATGTTGACGTGGACTGGTCCGAGGATCGCGTTGAGTGGTTCCAGGAATACAAGGGGAAAAAGATCAGAGGGACTAGCGGCTTCAGCCGGATGGCAACAAGTCCCTGGCTTGTACTGCGCCTGCACAGGATTGCAGGTGAGAGCTATGGCCGCGGCCTGGTTGAAGAAGTGCTGGGGGACCTTCAGAGTCTTGAGAGCCTGAGCAAAGCGATCGTGGAGGGCAGCCTGATTGCTGCCAAGGCGTTGTTCCTGGTCAACCCGAACGGTGTAACGCGGGCAGATGTGTTGGCCCGTGCCGAGAACGGAGCAATCGTGGCGGGTAACGCCGCTGACGTTGAAGCGCTGCAGGTGCAGAAAGCCAATGACTTCAACACTGCATTGCAGACGATGCAGTTACTTGAACGTCGTCTCAACTTCACGTTCCTGACGAACGAAGCTGTGCAGCGTGACGCTGAACGAGTGACAGCGGAGGAGATCAGGCTGATGGCAGAGCAGCTGGAGCAGGGCCTTGGTGGGATCTACTCGATCTTGAGTGCTGAACTGCAGCTGCCGCTGATCAAGCGGACGATGCACATGATGGAGAGGGACGGCGAGATGCCTGCTGTCCCGGAAGGCTTGATCAACCCACAGGTCACCACTGGTCTTGAGGCAATCGGTCGAGGCAATGACAAGCAACGTCTGACCAACTTCCTTCAGGTTGTTGCGACTGCGATTGGGCCTGAGCAATTCCTGCAGTACATCAACCCATCAGAGTTGATTCGGCGCTTTGCTGCGTCTGACGGCATCGACATTGCTGGGCTTGTGAAGTCAGAACAGGAACTACAGGCTGAACAAGCACAGGCACAGCAGGTAGCATTGGAGCAGCAACTTGCACAAGGAGCTATCCAAAATGGAGCAATCGGTGGGCCGCCGCAGCCGGCGAACACAACCGGTGGAGGAAATGCTGGAGAAGCAAGTCCAGCCGTCGCCCCAGGCTGAGAAGCAGCATGGGGTGCATCTTATGCCATACCCAAATGGCGAAGGTCACATGATCGTTCAGAACGGATTCCCCCATGCCTGAAGTACAGACTGGACAAGACGGATCCTTTGAGGATCAAGCAGCTGTTGCCGAGGAATCGGCTCGCGTTGATGCAGCTCGAGCTGAGTTGTATGACGAAGCCGCTGGCCAGGAGGAGACGGGTCAAGGGAGCGATCTGATTCTGGGCAAGTACAAGTCTGTTGATGACCTTGCTTCTGCTTACCAGAGCCTGCAAGCCGAATACACAAGGCTCAAAGGGGGGCGGCCCGAGCCTGTTCTTGAGTCTGCTCCCGAGGCCGCTGCTGAGGCCCCTGAAGCCCCTCAAGATGAGCAGCGTGGTGACGATCAAGACCAGCCCAAACTGACGGTCCAGGACGCCGAGCGCATCCGGGATCAAATGTTTGATCAGGTTGGTGGAGAGGAGCGCTACAAGGCGGTTGCTGGTTGGGCAGCGAGGAATCTTCCTCCTGATCGGATTGGTGCCTTCAATGCCGCTCTTGAGCGTGGTGATCAATCGCAGATCATCAATCAGTTAAAGGGCCTGCAATACGACTACATGATGGCAACTGGCTATGAGCCAAGGCTTACCGGTGGTCGTGCTCCAAGCAACCAGGTGAGAGGCTTCAAGAGTGAGGCCCAGGTGATTGAAGCCATGAAGGACCCGCGCTATAGCGGCAGCAACCCTGATCCGGCTTACATCAAGGAAGTAGAGGAACGCATTGCCGTGAGCAATGTGTTCACTCCGAAGTGAAGCTGCGGTAGAAAAGGGGCAGATCTTTTGCTCATTGATCTGCCCAAGGCTCACTACGGTGACACCCGAGGTGCGGAGGTGGGAATGATCAACCAACACCTTCACATCCAAAAACAATGGCTGCTCCAAACCTTACTCTTTCTCGCAGTGGTGCTGTCAACAACACCACTGGCACTTGGGCCCAGGACAATGCTCTGTTCCTGAAGGTCTTCTCCGGTGAGGTGCTGACTGCTTTCCAGCGGTCTTGCATCTTTGATGACATGGTGCAATCTCGCACCATCGCCAATGGCAAGAGCGCTCAGTTCCCGGTGACTGGCCGCTTCACTGCCAAGTATCACACTCCTGGCGAAATGATTGTCGGCCAGGGCAACATGGCTCAGAACGAGGTCGTGATCAAGATCGACGATCTGCTGATTGCAGACGCCGCTCTGTATGACCTTGATGAAGCCAAGAACCACTACGACATCCGTGCGATCTACTCCAAAGAGCTTGGCGAAGCTCTTGCCCGGGAATACGACAAGCGCCTGGCGCGTGTCATCACCCTGGGTGCCCGCACTGCCGCTGGTGATTTGACGGCCAACCTGCCTTCTGGTCTGAGCCCTGACGATCCGTACCGCACCGGCACTCGGATCGACATCAACAAGGCAGCACCCACTCCTGATGACCTTGTTGCTGCGGTCTTCACCGCTGCTCAAAACCTGGACGAAAAGGACATCCCTGCTGATGGCCGCGTTCTGGTCTGCTCCCCTGAGATCTACTACACCCTGATCCAGTCGAGCCGTGCGGTGAATGTGGACTTCAACCAGCAAGGTGTGAACGGCTCTTACCGCGAGGGCCAAATCGCCAAGCTGGCTGGCTTCAACATCTACTCCAGCAACCACATCAAGCAAGGCAACGTTACGGCAAAAACTGGCGAGCAGGGTTACACCTTCGCTGGCTCTGACGTGACTCTGTCTTCTGTGGACATGAGCAACACCAAGATGCTCGCGTTCCAAAAAGGTGCTGCTGGCGTTCTGAAGCTGCGTGACCTGTCCATGCAGATGACTGGCAATGACTACAACGTCATGTACCAGTCCACGCTGATGGTTGCTCGTTACGCCTGCGGCTTTGGGATCCTGCGTCCTGAGGCTTGCGTCGAGATCCACAACGACGCCTGATCAGGCAGAGCCTTGGTAGCTTTGTTGATCGCTGTCAAGATAAGGGGAGCACCGCTCCCCTTTTTTTATCCAGGTAGGCCATGACAGAACTCGAAGCGGTAAACACGTTGCTCGGCATCATTGGCGAGGCACCGATCGACCGCCTGGCAGACGTGTCGGTGAACGACATCGATGACTCAAGCCTTGCACGCAAAACGCTGCGTGAGATCGAGCGTGACGTGCAGGCCGAAGGCTGGGGTTGGAATACAGATTACGGTGTGGAACTGCAGAAGGAGCTTGGGACCAACCAGTTTCCGTTGCCTTCAAACCAACTGACAGTGTATTTCTCACCAAGCCGTTATCCGAACCAGCAGTACGTGGCGAGAGGGAATAGGGTCTACGACAGGGTGAAGCGCACGTATGACTTTGGTGATGACTTCACTGGGCCTTTGATCGCTGATCAGATGGTCACCCGGCTGGCATGGGACGAGATGCCCCACCAGGCGCAGCAGTACGCAACGATCAGAGCCGCGCGGATCTACTCAGATCGATACGTCAACAGCAACGTAATCTATACCTACACAGTGCAGGACGAAGAATACGCAAGGGCAATGTTGATCAGGGCTGAGGAGTCGCAGCTGGGCAACAACTTGCTATGGGGTAACGATCGTGGCTCGGCCCACGGACTGAGTTACTTCCCAGCCGAGGGCACACGTTTCAGGACACGCTGATGGCACGACGCAAATCATTCCTCCAACCTCGCCGCCAAGGGAGCGGTCCATCCACTCCATCGCTGGTAAAGATGGACAGCCTGATCCAAGGCATCTCTCAGCAGCCTGCTCACCTCCGGCTGGTTGGCCAAGGGGAAGAACAGATCAATGGTTGGAGCAGCCCGGTGGAGGGGCTTACAAAGCGGAATCCTGTCCGTCTGATCAGCAAGATCAAGGATCAGCCAATCAGCGACTCTTACCTCGAGATGCTGAATGTTACCGGTGATGAGCAGTACGGGGTGTTGATCTATAAGGATGGCTCGGATCTGAAGATGCAGATCTACCGAAACGGATCCGCCCCCACGCTGAACGTCCATGGGACTGGCATGACAGTGAGCGGTGACACTGTGACCATTGCCGCCGGCGCTTACCTGCACAACAGCGATGACCTGTACAGGAAGTATGTACTGATCAACAACGGGCCCCTGGGCCTGCTGTTGAACAGGGAAAAGACCGTCGAGATGGATTCAGATCTCAGCCCAACTCGAGCGAATGAAGGCCTGGTCTTTATCCAAGGAGTCGCGTATGAAGTGACCTATGACTTGAAGCTGAATGGCACGAGTGTCGGGACAGTGACCACCCCGAAAGCCACCGACACCAACAACAAGTTGAGTACATCAGACGTTGCCAGCCAGATTGCCGCCAAGGTCAATGCCGTCTCGGGCTTCAATGCAACAGCCCAAGGCTATGTCGTTAAAGTCGCCAAAGACGACGGCAGCACATTTACGGCTGAGCTGGATGATGGTCGCAGTGGTTCGCTGGCTCGAGCCTTTACTGACAAAGTCACCAGCCTGAGTGAACTGCCTACCGTGGCACCAAACGGTTACATCATCAATGCCCAGGGGGACCCATCCTCGGAGGTTGATGACCGCTGGCTTAAGTTCACGACAAACGATGGCGGGAGCTTTGGCGATGGCTCATGGGGAGAAACGGTAAAGCCCGGCATCAAATACAAGTTTGACGTAGACACAATGCCGATCGTGCTTTACAGGCAAGCCGATGGAATAATCTTCATTGGTCCAGCCGATGGCGCAGAACAAACTGAAGGGGCCGAGACATTCACTTTCCCTACCTGGGGGGAGCGTACAGCGGGAGACGAGACGACAGTCCCTGATCCGGAGTTTATTGGACAAAAGGTCAGGGATCATGCGTTGTTTCGAGGTCGCTATGTCGTATGCGCTGGAGTCTCTGTCACGCTAAGCGAAACAGATGATGCCTTTAACTTTTTCCAGGACACCAGCATTGCTTTGACCGAGACAGATTCATTCAGCTTGCGTTCATCTAGTGAACGCAGCAGTGAATTGTTATGGCTACTTCCGGTCGATGAGTCCATGCTGGTGTTTAGTCGATACAGCCAATTTCAAGTCAAGGCTGTTGACACAAACATCCTGACTCCTACGACAGGAACCATTCTCCGACTCAGCAACCTTGAAAGCAACCCCCACGTAAGGCCTAAGCTGGCTGGGCCGCAGGTGCTATTTGCAGCCAATGAATATGGCTACACTCATTACCGAGAATACACTTTCTTTGATAGCACCCAGCGTCGGATTGGACTTAACCTAGGCGGCAGCAATAATGTCACATTGAATCTTCCCAAGTACATCAAGGGAGCAGTAAGCCACTGGGATGTTGGCGAAACGGTTGACACCATGGTGTGCGTGACGCCGCATGATCGCACCATTTTGTACATCTACAAGTACCTATGGCAGAGCGGCGGGCAAGGCCTGAGCAAAAGTCAGGCCAGCTGGAGCAAGTGGCAGCTGGGATGCGAGGTTCAGTGGGCTCGCTTCATGGGCAACACCTTGTATTTAATACTGACCGATGAAGATGGCACGTACAACTGTGTACTTGCTTCTGATGAGCTTGAGCTTGAGACCGAGCCGCAGCCGCATCTTGATCGCCTTGTGTTCTATCCCGAATGCAATAGCGACTTCACAAGCACCAACGATGTAGCTGCCTCCTACGACAGCGATACAAACATCACGACATTCGTGCTGCCCTATTCCTCCAGTGGGACGACGCACGCTGTCACCAGGTACAAGGACGCAAGCAAAGAAGGGTTGTGGCTAGGCAGCACTGATGGCGACACTATTGTCTGCACGACCCCCGGCGATTGGACCACGGAAACGATTGCTTTCGGAGAAGAGTATTTGTTTAGCTACGAGTTCAGCCAGGCTTACCTCCCTTCGAGAGACCAAGCAAAAAGCAAAGTAATCGGCAACCTTTCTGGCCGAACTCAGATTCTCCGCTGGCACATCTATCATCACAACACTGGATACTANGAAGTTCGCGTTAAGCGCAGCGGGAGATCTGACACCCTTCAAAAGTTCCGGGCAAGATTCCTAAATACGATGAACAACGAGTTGGACACCGAAACCAGCTTTTTGGATACAGGCCGAATCAATGTTCCGGTCTATGGAAAGAACGACGAGGTCAGGGTCTTGGTCGAATCCCGGAGCTGGTTGCCGCTTGTTCTCAGTGGCGCAGCGTGGGAAGGCTCTTATTCTGACCGCAGTAGGGGGCTTAACTGATGGCGCTTGGAGCAATTATCGGTGGGATCCTCGGGATCGGCGGCAGCATTTACGCCAGCCAGCAGCAGTCGAATGCTGCGGCACAGGCCAACGCCTTAGCGGAAGAGCAGGCCGAGGCTCAGTACGAACGTGCTCAGAAAGAGTGGCAGATCGACTACGACACCAGGCTGGCCAACTGGGCCTGGTCCTATGCGCAGCATGAAGCGCAGATATTCCAAGAGAAGCAGCAGAAGGCCGACTACGAATGGAGGCAGGGCCGACTGATCGACTCGGCCATGCAGAACCTGGCAATCAACCAGGAGGCCCTGCTGACCAAATACGGCATCGAAGAGGACCTGCGTGCCGCCCAGGAAGGGATGCAGCTGGGTCAGACCATGCTGACGCTCACGGCTGACACCAACGAATCGCTGCGGCAGTACATGCAGCAGATCCGGGATGTGGCGCTGCAATCCAAGACCCTGGAGCAGCAGACCAACCGCGAGAGCCAGGAGCTGATGACCAGCATCACGCTCTCGATGCAGCAAGACAACATGCAGCGTGACCTGCAGAACATCGCCGCTGTGATCGATGGGGCTGCCGTCAAAGCACGCGTCATGGCGCGTCAAGGCGGCAGCAGCAGTGCGCAGCGATTGGCAATGAACAAAGCGCAGGAACTTGGTCGCACCTATGGCCTGCTTGCTTTGCGCAACCAGGATCGTGACAGCCGTGTGGCACTGCTCAACACCTCGATGCAAGGCGAACGGGCGACACAAATGGGACGCTTCGCTTTGTCCGTTCAGGATTCAGCAGACCGGATGAAGTACACCAATGCCAAGTATGTGCGTGATGCCGGCTACACCATGGATGTTTTCGAGAAGCTGACAGTGCCAACCTTTGCGCTGGCCGCGCAGCAGGGTGAACGAGACATGAAGAGCCTGTACATCCAGACGCAAGGGATTGTCGATGAGGCCTCGATGCCGTTCCGGGAGTCGATCTTCTTCGCTCCACGCCAGCCGATCGCCGGCCTGGAGCCGGAGTACATGGCACCGACAAAGGTCTACCAACCGACAGGGTTTGACCTGGCCTTCAACGCAATCAGCGCTGGTGTGCAAGGTGCAATGAACTTTAGCTATCAAACGCCAACTGGTGGACTGGGCTTCTATTGAGGCTATACTTGACAGTAGTCAACCAACTTTTCAATGGCAAGACTGACTGGCGAAGCGCTCCTTGAGCATGTAAAAGCCAATGCCGGAGCTGACAGGGACGAGGTCATCGAATCCGCTGGCTATGTCGCTACTCGCAATGGCAAAAGGAGCCTGCAGCGCACAGAGTTCTTTCAGGCTCTGTCACATGCCCAGGGCCTCGAGATCGGCCCAACCGTGCCTCGCAACAACAAGGGCAAGGAGCCAGGTTTCAAGCTCAAGGTTGGTCCTAAGGGGATGGTCCCTGTTGGCCCTGCCTACACCAGCAAGATCGGCGTGGAGCCCGGTGGGTATGTCAGCGTTGAGATAGATGGGGATTGCCTGGTCCTATCCCCAGCGTGACCATAAGCGCACGGCGTCATATAAGGAGGGGGTGGTGTCCTCTCCTTTTTTATTGGGAATTGCCAGTCAGCTCTAAACGCCAAGCACCTTAAAAGCCCGTGCGGTGTAGTCACGGCGATCCTGTGCGCCATTGGGCGGCATCCGACCGTTGACGCGAGCGCCAACTTGATCAACGCTTGCACCGCGCTGGATCAATCCCTTCATGTCGTTATCCATCCACCAGAAGCCACTGATCGTCCATGGGTAGACCTCGCTTGAGTAGGTCTTGCCAAGGATCATGACTTTCGGATCTGGTTTGCCGATGCTTGACAGGTAATCGCTGAAGCGCTGGTGGTTGTAGCGGCCAGTGCATTGCAGCCAGCCGGTGCCAGCGAACTTGACACCATCGCCAGGATGAACGTTGCCCAGGTCCTGCCGGCCTTCGTAATTGCTGCCGTCATGGATCTCGACGGGATAACGCAACCCAGCTGACTCATGACCGCACTGCCCAAGGAAGAACGCCAGCTCTGTGCGTGTGTTGATCTTGAACACCTCGCAGCAGCGGGCCAGATCGTCCATCAACCCATCAGGCAACGCCTCTGGCCTGCACAGCATGATCTGCCCAAGCTCGGCTTTGCTCAGTGGCCAGGCCGGCCCTGGGGCCTCCACAGCGGCTGCCCAGGTGCTGTACCAATCCTGATCCCTGTTCAAGGCTGTTGGGTCTGCCTTTAATAGCCGCTGTTCCAATTCAAGGATCGCGGCATCCTGATGCCCCAACCGCTTGTAGTAGCGGAACAGATCAATCAGCCGGATCGGTGTCGTCGGGCTCATACCAAGGTGCGCGGATGTGT